GCTGGTGCGTCATCTATTTTTGAGCATGAGACTGGTAATAATCAAGCAGATGGCACAGCCATAACTGCATTTTTAGAAACAGGATCTGTTGAAATAGCAGATGGTGATCAGCTTATGTCTGTAAATAAACTAGTACCTGATTTTGACAACTTAGCAAATACCATGACTGCACAATTAACTTTAGAACAATACCCTCAGTCAGCATCAAACGTGCAAACAAGCGGAACAATAACAAGCACAACTGAAAAAATAAGCGTTAGGGGTAGAGGTAGAGCAGTAAAAATAAGATACACTACCAACACAGTAAATGATACACCGTGGAGACTTGGTTCACAAAAATTAGAAATTAGACCAGATGGTAGAAGATGATCACTAATCCTATTTATCAAAACCCTTTGGCTGGTGGTGCATTATCAAGACCTCAAGATAATCAATTACAAGGCGATGCTTTAGTAGAACGCATGCAAATGCGAATGACTCAAAGAGATCAAAAAACACCTGCTTTTTTAGCTTACTTTAAAGATGTTATGGACACTAAAGGATATCCAACTAAAACAATGCAGGAATATGAAAGTCAATTACCCGAATATATACCTCAACAGGTTCCTTTAGGAGTAAATATATCAAATGCAAACTTTAATACTTCACCACCTGGAATGTTAAATGTAACACCTCCTAGTGTACCCGTATCTGAACAAACACCTATGTCAGGTGATAATTCAATTGCTTCAACTCAACAAATACCTGACGCAGGTCTTTTTAATAGAGTAGGCCAACAATTAATTGGTTACGACGATCAGTTTAGTGGTATCAATGATAGACTAAATAAGATAGAAGAGGGAATTGCAAGTTTAGTGCAGAACAGGGGTCAAGGACTAAACATGAACACTGGTGGGTTAGGATATTTTTTTAATCCTTTTAGAGGTTTTTATGGCTAAAATACGATATACAACTGATACAGTTGATGATACACCTTGGAGATTAGGTTCACAAAAACTAGAAATTAGACCAGACGGAAGAAGATAATGGCTAAAATTACAATAACTAGATTACCAAACGCTACACAAGAATATGATGCCAGTCAGTTTGACCAAATGATTAGATTGTTAGATCAAATAGTTTTTCTGCTTAACACAAACTTTCAACAGGATTTAAAAGAAGAAACAGAATCGGAGACTTTTTTCCTTGGCTAATACATTTAGAGGACCTATGTTAGATGTCACTACGACAGACCTAACAACTTTGATAACTGTGCCTACAGCAAATCCTGGTGCAACCCCACCTGTTCCGCCTACTACTATAATAATTAAATCTTTTATAGTATGTAATGATTCTGGTAGTGCTACACTTCTTGATGTTCAAACAGTTAGAAGTTCTGCAACATTCAAACAGTTTCATCAAAAAAGCATAGCTGCAGGAGCAACGGTAGATTTACTAAATCAACACGACGGAATTACGGGAGGCATGATCGTCTTGCAAGAATCTGACGTGCTGAAAGTGCAAGCTAACGCAGCTAATCAAGTACACATAACTGTAGCTGATATGGAAGTTACAAAAGGACAACTGTAATTTTTTGACAGAGAATATAAAAATCTTACGTTTGCCTCATGAAATTATTGACGAATTAGATAATTGGAAAAAAGAGTGTGATAAAATAAAAAATCATAAACTAAGTCATCTAAAATTTCATGATAACGTAGGCTCATCAACAAATTATTATCAAACAAGTGTACCTGAAAATTTAATTAGTTCATCTTATTGGCTTGCTTTTACATTACGTTCATGTGCAGAATTATTTGGGGGTAATCATAGAGATTATTTTATAAGAAAATGGTACGGTCATTTTGATAATTATGATATTTGGATAAATTATTCATACAAAGGTAATTATAATCCAGTGCATCACCACAGTGGTTTTTTATCTGGCATTATTTATTATAGCAATCAGGATAATACAATTTTTACAGAAAATAATTTTCAATACAGAGGAGAAAAAGGCGACATGTTACTGTTTCCATCAACAACTCCTCATCAAGTAAATGTTCAAGAAAAAGATTATGAAAGAGTAACATTTGCTTTTAACATTAATAGGAGTAACGAATGAAGCTACAATCACTATTCATAACACCGGTCTTCATAGCAGAGTGCAAGGGCCACGATCATTTAATAGATAGACTTTATGAAATCAAAGCTAAAGATGAAAAGGGCATGCCTAGATCTAATGTAGGTGGTTGGCATAGTCACGATGATTTATATAAAGATGAAGAATTTAAAAGCACTGTGGGAGATATTTTACTAAATGCAAAAGAATGTTTTAATCATTTAAGTGTGCAAGATAAATACGTACCTGAAATGACAGGTTTATGGGGTATGATTAATCCACCAAGATCTAGAAATAACGTGCACACACATCCTTATAATTTTTTATCAGGAGTATACTATTTAAAAGTGCCTCCTAAAAGCGGAGATTTAGTGTTTTTTGAGCCTAAACCACAAGCTGAGGTACTATCACCTCCTAAAACAAAAAATGCGTCTATACACACTGCTCACAGCGTTAATTTTGAGCCAAAAGAAAATTCATTGATTTTTTTCCCATCATGGTTACAACATGAGGTAAAAACAAATACCTCTAATGAAGATAGAGTTATTTTAAGTTTTAATTTAAATTGGAGAGAAAATGCCTATAATTAAAAACGCAGAACAAATAGGAACTATGACTCTAGAAGATGGTAGAGTTATACCAAGATACAATGTCAAAACTGAAACGACGCTCACTAATACAGAAACAGGTCAAGAATATGAATCAGAGGAAGCTATGCAAGCAGACATTGACGATCCAAACACTTCAACCACTGTTGAAAAAATTAGACGAGATGTTAAAGTATTTGCTCCATCTTTAAGAGATATGTTAGGTCAAACACCTAAATCATAGTAAGCAAAAAAAATTAGTAATACAGTATCTCCATGTGCCACCTAAAAATTGCGCAGGAGAATGATAATTATTTGATGAAAATATAACAGCTCTGTTCTGTTTAAAACCAACATGAGTGTTAATATCAAAGGACGATTGTTTTTTATCTAAAAACAAAGTGCCGTTATTTAAAATCTCTTCACCTTTTATATAAATTAAACATTGTAAATCTGCTGCATGATCAACATGAGGCCTGGCCTTATCTTGTGCATTAGACATTATATATTTAGAAACACAATTTTTTTCTCTGTCAATTTTAAAATTTGTTTTATTTTGAATTTTATCAATAATATAATTATGTAAATCACTACCACTTATATTGTTTTGAAACCAATAACACCCACCATTATACTTTAACATCTCTGTAGTTGGTGGTGAATATTCGTGACTTTCTACCTCACTGTAAATTTTATTAAAAGTATCTTTATCGAAAAAATTATCTTCTATTTTTATAAAAGAACCCGCCACTAAGATTTTTTACAAACACAGTCATCACAACAATGCTGCTCTGTGTTCTTAATGTGTCTTTCAGTATCTCTTTCTACAGCTAATAGTCGTTCGTGATATTTGCTCACCTTATCTGCAAGGTAGGCAATGGCTTTATTTATGTCTTCGTTTTCCATATTTTCTCCTATGATTGTTAATTTTGGTGAGAACCTAATGTAAGCATATTTTTTTGTTCTGCAACAGTATTTTTAAAATTGTTTTCTTGACACACAATTTATGTTATGAAAAGTGCAGAAAAAAGAATGAAAACCATAGTAGACGGTACAATAATTAAAAAGTACGAAGTGCCCATTGATATGATTGATGAGCTAAATAAAGAATATGAGAAAAATAAAAAAAGTTTATTAAGTCAAAGTAAACATTTAGCAGGTAGGTTAGAAACCGAATTAAATATAATTAATATTTTGCCTAAATTAAAAATTTTTAATAAAATTAATTTTTTCATTAATGACTACATTATGACTTTAAATAACTTTGGTATTTTAGAAAAACCACAAATTCAAACTAAAATTAAAAGTTGTTGGGTAAATGACATGAAAGAGGGTGAGTATAATCCCGTGCATGTTCACAACGGCCCCATGCACAATGGTTGGTCATGTGTTTTATTTTTAAAAGTGCCAGAATTTATAAATGACACAAAACATAAACACAAATTTCACGATGGGCAGCTTTGTTTTTTGGGTTATGATAGACAAGTGTATTGGTGCACTCCGCAAGTGGGTGACTTTTATTTGTTTCAAGCAAATCAGCAGCACACTGTTTATCCTTTTAAAACTAAAATTAAAGGAGAGATTAGAAGATCTATGTCTTTTAATTTGGTAAAAGAATAATGAAAGAAGTTTTTTATTTTACAAATTCAAATAAATACCCCGAAGTTTTATTGCAAGATCTTGCTCCTTTAAAAAAGGTAAAAAATAACAAAGGATACAATGGTTGTTTTGCTCACAAATGGTCTGTAATTAACAAATTTACATACAGATCAAATTTAGATTTATCTTTTAAAATTTTAAATGTTGGTCAAGAACTTAAAATAGATTTTACTAATAAAAAAGCACATAACGCTTTTAATTTAAATTTATTACAGATTACGGGAGATGAAAAAATAAACGACAATAATCCTGTTTTTCAAATAGATACAGATATGTCATTTATCTGCAAAGATAAAGTATTTATTGAAATGCAACAACATCCAGATACACATTCTAATTTAAAACTCATCACAGGAAAATTTGATATTTGTCAATGGGTGCGACCTCTTAATTGTGCTTTTGAGATTAAAAATCAACATCAAGAAGTTATTATCAAAAGAGGTGACCCTTTAGCTATTATTGCTTTTTATAGTGATAAAATAAACGACACATATAAATTAAAAAAAATAGATCCATCTGATCAATTAATAAGTATGTCTACAAGCAACATTTATACTAGCTCTTTAGTATCTCATGTAAAAGCACTTTTACCTTACGGTCAAACTCTCTTACAAAAACTAATAAAAAATAAAAAACATGTTAGAAAATAAAATTAGTTTCATTGCGACAGATAAAAGTATGAAGGATATTTGGCCACATCCAAAACCCGCATCTAGATTTATACCAGACGAATATAAAAAACTTAAAAGATTTACAAATGACAATTTACACGAACCTACTTTAAAAACATGTGTGCCATTTCTAGATTCTTTGACTATGGGTTACATAATACCTTTTGATCAAGACTATTTAATAGATCCAATAGAAAATGATTTTTCTGTAACTCCAGCAAATAAAGAAAGAAACGATTTTGGTTTTCATAATCAAACACAATTACCCGATGAATGGAAAAAAACAGCTGGAGAGAATGCAGGAAAATTTCACAATAAATGGTTGATTAAAACAGCGCCAGGTTATAGCTGTTTATTTATAAAACCGATGAATAGATTAGAACCTAGATTTGATATTATTGCGGGGGTTGTTGATACAGATACTTACATTAATACTATAAATTTTCCTTTTATTTTAAATAAAAGAGATAAACAATTTTTAATTAAAAAAGGTGAACCAATGGTACAGGTAATACCTTTTAAAAGACAGTCGTGGAAAATGTGGGCAGGTTTTTATTATGAAAAAGGACACAGTAAAGTCTTGCGTCTTTTAAATAGTGAGTGGGTAGATAGATATAAAAATATGTTTTGGAAAAAGAAAAGTTACAAGTGATGATAAAAATTACAGATTATATTCATTGTTATGAAAATGTTTTAGATAAAGATTTATGTAAAGCAATTATTGATAATTCAAAAAATCTAAATTTTGCAAAAGCCACAACCTTACATGAAAAAGAAACAGATGATGTTTTAAATTACAGAAAATGTTATGTAATGACTTTAGATAATAAGTTTGAAACTGATTTGTTTAATGGTGTGGGTAAAGTCTTAAAAATGTATAAGAAAGATCATGACCATTTTGGGACAGGCTTAACAACTGAAGATACAGGTTATGAACATTTAATTTATATTGGATCACAGGCAGGTGAATATAAAGAGCACACTGATCATGGTGATATGAATCCAAGAGTTTTAACTTGTTCATTTATTTTAAATGATAATTATGATGGGGGTGATTTTGTTTTTTTTGGTGGAGAATACAAAGTACCACCTAAAACTGGCAGTGCAGTTGTTTTCCCAAGTAATTTTTGTTTTCCTCACGCTGTAACACCTGTAACAAATGGCGATAGGCACGCTGTTATTACCTGGATTCATTAATGAAAGAAAATTATAAATATGTAAAAAATATGGTTTCAAAAGATCTAGCTAATTTTTTAACACTTCACAGTATTAAAACTCAAACATACAGTGATCCACAATGTCCAAACTCCTCTACAGCACACTCATCAGAGTCCGAAATATATAAACACATGCTTTTTCATCTTTTACCTATTATGGAACACGAAACAAATTTAAAACTTAAACCTATTTATTCTTACAACAGGGTTTACTACGGGGGATCAGAGTTAGAAAGACATCTTGATAAAAGTCAATGTGAAATAAGTGCTTCTATTTCTTTAAATTATAAGTATGAAAATAAAAATTATAAGTGGCCCTTATGTATGGGTGACATGCCGATAGTAATTAATGTGGGCGATGGTGTAATTTACAGAGGTACAAAAATTGAACATTGGAGGCCAGTATTTAATCAACCAAAAAAATGTTGGCATCATCAATTATTTGTTCATTACGTAGATTTAAATGGTGCATATAAAGATTATGAACTAGAAGAAGATGACGATACTACAAAAAGAAATGTAGAAAGAGAAAAAAAGATAAATGGTAAAAATTTGTAAAAAATTTTTAGACCAAAAATTAATTGATGATGTTGTAAATTATGCAAAAGATAGTAGTAACAAGTATGTTTGGAAAGTTAATCAATTGTTTTGGAATGAAGATATTTTAGCAAAAGGAAAAGAAGTATGCGTATTAGACCTTGAAAATTTTAAAGATAGATTCATAAAAATTTACAGAGATAAAAAAATTGTAAATAACAATTTACAAATAAAAGGAGTTTTTTTCTACGTATGGGGTAGAGGTAGCTTTATTCCTTTTCATAATGATGGCGTTCATGAAGCAGCTAGCAGTATATATTTAAATGATATTTGGGATCCTGATGATGGAGGTCTTTTTCTTTGGAGGGATGAATTAAATAATTTAAATGTAATAGAACCTGAATATAATAAGATGATTTTTAATTCTAATAAAATTTCTCACAGTGTAACAATGATTACACCCTTTAGTGAACAATTAAGATATACAGTGCAAATATTTTTTAAGAGTAATTAGAATCGTAATCTCTCCAGGTCTTTCCTTCTGCATTAGTAGTTCCGTTTTTTTCATCATCTTCGATTGCAGTTTGTAAAGAAGTCTTAGCAGCTTCTATTTGACCTTTTCTAGTTTCTGCCCATGTAAGCAAGTCAGCAACAGTTGTAGATCCGACTGCGTCACTCGTAGCATCTAAATTTGTATTACCTGTCATATTACCTGTTGAAGGATCTTTTGTTTGTATTTCATTTTGCCCAATCAAACTATTCCAAACAACAAAATGATAATTAGTTGGACACCATCCATCAACCCAGTTTTTACCTTTATCAGCCCAAGCAATGCGGTAAGAATTATCTACGAGGATACTCTCTCCGTTAGCAATTACTATTTGTGTAGCCATAAATACCTCCTAGTGTTTAATAATATATTGAACGATTACAAAAGGTGAAAACGCATTTGTACCTGATGCAGTTACATCACCAGTTAAACTAGTTGTAATATTTCCAGTTAAAGTACCTGATAAAGTATGAGAGTGATTGTGACCAGTCCCTGAACCTGCATTTGCAGTGCTACCCTCTTGCGTTGGTGGGTGTAGAGCGTTCGCTCTAAAAGCACCTCCACCAAAACCAGTAGCAGGAGACATAAATAAATCATAAGTATGATCATGTGAACCTAACTGCGATTCAGTTAAAGATGTATTATCAATACTTCCAGTAATAGAAACTGTTTGATTAGTAGAGTTTGTAGCAGCTTGGTTGTTTGTAACTGAGACTGTTACAGTGTTAGCACCACCAGTTGTTGCTAAGTTAGTTGTACCGCTCTTACCTTGAGGAAACTTACCTTGAAGATCAGGCACATTAAAAGTTGTTGAGTTATCACCTGTGCCATAAGTAGTTCCTATAACAGTAAATAAATCTGCATAAGTTGTTCTTGATACAGCTGAACCATCGCATAAAAGATAACCTGCAGGAGCCGTAGCTTTACCCCAAGGTTTAATTGTTCCTACTTCACTTCTATTTGTTATATCTTGTAAGTTAGCCATAATTAATCGTTATACTTTAATCTCCAACCGTTGTCACTGTCATTGTACACCAACGCAAAGCCAGAACCACTAGTTGACACTGTTAAATCTGATGTTGCTCCTTGTATCTTATGACTGTTTCTTGCAACAGTCAAATTGTGAGTAGCAAATGTTCCTTCTGCATCGATAAATTTTATTTGATCACCTATCGCCGCAGAGCTTGGTAAAGTAATTTGCACTGCACCACCTGATGTATCTACAAAAATATTGTCACCTGCCGATGCAGTATAATCAGATGTTTTCTTAATCCATGCCTCACCTAAACCAGCGAGTGTAAAAATATCATACCAATTAGTTCCGTCAGTAGAAACTAATCTGTATTTACCATTTGAAATAGTTAACGTATTTCCAGTAGCGCCTAATCTTGCAGTTACGTCTGCACCACCTGCAATATTGTTATAAAGTCCATACGTTTTTTGTGTAGTTGGAAACTGCACTATGTGTGTAGTAGATATTGTTCCAGAAAAAATTATTTGATTTTGTCTTGCTTCATTGTTTGCTTGAGATTGTGGGCCATCATTATTTGTTAAAGTTGTAGGACCTGTTCCAGATAGAGTTTTTGCATAAACACCAGCAATAGCAAATTCAAACACTTGGGAAAAGTTATTGTTAGTAATCGTACCCCAAGTTCCTGAATTTTCTCCAGTAGTTTGTAGTTCTATTCTTAAACCTGTCGAAAATGTTGAACTCATTTAATCTCCTAATTTAAAATTTAATGATTATTTTAAAGTTTGTCAAAACTTTTATGCAGCCTTATGAACTTCAGTCCAACTTATATTGCTGTTTGAGTCATCTACTTGTGACCAGAAGGTCCCTTGTAAAGTACCAGTTGCACTTGTACCAGAAACTCCTGATATTGTAAAGACCACATCTGTTCTAATATTTACTGTACCCTCACTTGATGTAGCTGATACACTAGGTGCTTCATATGATGTTTCTTGCTCAGCATCTCCTATGGTAGATGTTAAACCAATGCCAGTAACAAAAACTGATGTGCCTACCGTTCCCACAGCAGAAGTCATTGCATTTCCTGTAGGGAATACTACAAATTCAGGATCGGCCTCAGCCGTTCCTACTGTCGACTGCATAGCAGTATCAGCACCAACTACTACTGTAGTTTGACCATCACCTGAAACTGCAAAAGTCCCTGTTGTAGATGTTAATGGATTTCCAGATACAGATATATTTTGATCTGTCGCAATAGCCTCATCGCCAGTGCTTGAAGTCATAGGTTGACCAGTTACAGCAAATGATCCTCCAACAGCGCCCCATTGTTGCTCACTCCAGCCAATAGAACTACCTGTGTTTACGTCAGTGTCTCTATTCCAACCAGTTGTACTTGTTACGCTTGTAGATTCATCACCCACAGTTGATGTAAGTGGGTTACCTGATACAGATATATTTTGATCCGTTGATAATGAAACGTCGCCTCTTGCTGAAGTAGCGGAAGCACCGTTTGTTATTGTTGCATTCGCTATACCTGTTGCAACAACATTTCCTGCTGTAGAGGTAAGTGGGTTACCTGATACAGATATATTTTGGTCAGTGGTTACTGTCTCAGTACCTACAGATGACGTGAGGCCAATACCTGTAACAGATACAGGTGCTTGTTCAGACCAGGCACCACTGTTCCAAGTTTCTCGGCCCCATCCTTGGATAGAGGCCATTTTTTATCTCCTTATGCTATTCTTATGATTGCAGCAGTTGCTTCAGCAGCAGGGAACGTAATTGTAAACGTACCAGCAGTTGAAGATTTAACTGCACCAAAATCAAGAACACACACCGCAGCGTTTGTAGTTAAACCAGATACAGTGGAGCTGTTATAAATAACAGCAGCTTGTGCAGAAATTGTTGCACTTGTAAATGATAAGTCTGGTTGAAAATCACATACAGCAGTATCCGATGATAAAGTAGGTGTTACAGATGTTAATGTCCCACCGCCTTCAGAATAAGTTCCTGAGTTTGCTACTTCGTCAGTTTGTTGAAAAGCAGTTGTTGATTTACTTAGTGTTGCTTCGTTGTCGTATAGCGCTAGTTTAAAAGTATTCCCCGTCGTAGCCGTAAAATCATGCAGGCCTTTCAGGATCTCCACTTTAAAACTATTACATATAGCTTGGTTAATTGCCATAATTATCTCCTATGGGTTCCTAGACTCGAGAGGGATACGAATAACGCCATCTCGAAATTCGTCTCTACGGTCACGCCCCATCTCATATGTGGCAAGAGCCTGTACAGACTGATTATACATTTTATCGTAGTATTGTATCATATCAGCTGGACCTTTCAAGTATCCAAGTGCCTCTAAAATACAACCATACAAAAGCACGTTTGGAGCGTTCTGACTAACCCAATTCGATGTAGTCGTACTGGAAAGAACAGGTGGCTTGTACGTGTATGCGAGCTCTACAGTTAATGCAGCGTTCGGGGTTGGTGCCAACATATGGGTATCATTATCATAAACAGCATAATACTTGGGAGTACCTGCTCCTGATGATGTCCTATTTGGCGCAAATTCATTCATAAACGAAATATCTTTTTGTATCAAGAATGTTCTATTATTAGAGCCATCTATTAGTTGTATATATCTCGTTGCTTCCCAATCTCCTGGCAATGGCAAAAAGGGATTATTAATGGTTAAAGTAGCTGTGTCATATCTTCTGTAATAAGTTAAATCTACAGTTCTTCTAAGTTTGTCCTCTGTAGATATTATAAATTGATTGATTATTGCATCTGTTAATACATCAGACGTAGTTTCCGTATAATCTCTAACATTACTTAATAGATCACTGTAGTCACTCATGATATACTCACTGTAACATTTCCTACGCTAGATAGCAATCTTGTAGGTTTTTTCGGTGCCTGCAGCTCTAAAGGCATCATGCTTTTAGTCGTTATAGTGAAAGTAGACCCGTCTGCTCTAGTATGTGTAACTACTTGATCAGCGGTTTCAAATCGATTAGCAGCTAAACCAAATCCTCTTCCAGTATAAGTGGCATCAGATCCGTCTGGTTTTACTACTATTGTTCCTGCATTTATAGGTCCATTAGCTCCACCTACAAAAACTCTTGAAACAGCAATTTGTGATCTTGCGTTTTCTAAAGATTGTGGATCATTTACTATAGGTAATGGTTCTATTTGAGGATGCTTTTCTTCGTATTCACTTATATGAACTGTTGATCCATTCCATTCTTTAACCATTTCGTTGTACGGAAAAGCCATACCAGATCTATCTGATATTCTTTTTGCAAATTTTCCTGATGCATATTTACCCATTACACACTCGGTAAATATGATTTAGGTGTTAAGAAAACACTTGTTCTCTCACCGTCAGTGTTTGCCGCTCTTTGAAATTCGTCTTCATAAACTTGTTTTAATAATTGAATTCTGTCTGGAGTTTTTTTCATAGCAATGTAATAAGCTAATCCAGCGGTCATACATGGAAGAAAACGAAAAGGTATCTGAGCATTATTGGTGTAATCACCAGCATCAAACATGCGAACAAGAGCGTAATAACGTAGAGTATACGTTGTATCAGCTGCAGGATATAGAAATAGTGTTGGGTTTATCGTACGCTCAAAGTAATATTGAGTTGGTCTTCCGCTGGTTGTTTTAACTGCATAATTTAAATAAGTTGATCTACTTATAGAAGTAGCGCTAAAATCATTATTGCTGGTGTCTCTGATAACTACATCAGTAATATCTACAATTTGTTGTGAGTCATTTGCGTTTGACCCGAACAAACTTGTGCCAGTTAAACTAGTTGTATTAGCAGCAATACTTTTTTCTTGTAATTGAATAGTCCAAAGATTTAATCCTCTGTTAGCCCATTCAGCTAACATAAGATTAAGAGAACGCCTTGCAGTTTGCAAATCGTATCCACTACGAACTTGCAAACCACATCGTTCATATGCTTCTTCTGCTATCTCGTCGATCGATAAATCAAAACTAGCTGTTGATGCATAAGTAGGCATTACTTCCTCTTCTTACCTTTTTTAGCAGATTTTTTCTTTGTTCTAGATCCACCCTTCATTGTAGGTTTCATCTTAGTACCCATTCCGCCCATCATTTTGGTTTCCATACCTCCACGCATTTTAGTTTTCATACCGCCACGCATTTTGGTTTTCATTCCACCACGAGCCATTACAGATTTTTTCTTCATAGAGATCTCCTTATTTTATTATAAGTTTTATATCGCGATTTAACCACCTCATTGTAGTATTCTTTTGGCCACCCATTATAATAGCCAGCCTTGTGTAATTTATCAGAAGCTTCCTGTAATTGCGAGAACTTTTGTATAAGCATCATAGAATACTCTAACTCTCCATCATATGACTCTTCTGGTCCAGGATCTACCAAAAAAGCATGCTCCTCTAAAGTTGGAGTCCCTCTAGGGTGAAAACCCATAAAATATATGTCTTTACGATTATACCAAAAATTATAAGAATCTATAATGTCTTGAAAATTATCTAATGTGTAACTAAAATATGGATCACAAAAAATTAATATTTCATGTTTATCCAAATTTAATTTATCTAATTCTTTATTAAGTTCTGTTTTATACCATTTATTTTTTTGTTTAATTTTAATTAATACTTTTCTATCTGCCCAAGTCTTTTTAGCAAATGGACAAGCAGGCATACCATTTAAATGTTTGTTTGGAACTTCTAGATTTAATCTAGACCATTTACGAATATCATCTTTTATTTGCTTTTCTAATGGCATCTTTTCCTTTTTTAAATATGGCTGCAACTTTAGATTTGCCCATTACCTTGGCACGTTGTTCACCTACAGTTAAGATTTGGATTTTTCTTGCAAACGGTTTTTTAATTTTTTTAACTTTCGCCACAGTCCTCCTGGCATCAGTAGGAGTAGCAAACTTAATCCCCACAGTATCACGTGGATTT